GTTTCCAGTAAATGTGCTAGCAGTAATTGCACCAGATACATTTACATCATCAAGTTCAGTATGACCATCTACATCTAATCCTGCATTAATGTCAACATCAGAAGCAAAAGTTGAAACACCAGATACATTAAGGTCATCTAATTCAGTATGACCATCAACATCTATGTCGGTAGCATTAATTGTATCATTAAAGTTGGCAGCACCATTGAAGGTAGAAATTCCAGTAATAGAAAGTGATGCTCCAACTATTTGTGCGGCATCTATACTTCCAGTAAATTCACCAAATACACTACTATATAATCTATTAGCTGTTACAAATCCACTAACATAAACATTATCATTTACATATAAATCATTTTTAAATGTTCCTAGACCAACAAACGTAGAGACACCAGATACATTAAGGTCATCTAATTCAGTATGACCATCAACATCTATATCGGTAGCATTAATTGTACCCGTGAAAGTAGATACTCCCGATACATTAAGATCATCTAATTCCGTATGACCATCAACATCTAAATCCCCATTCGCATCAATAGCACCAGTGAAAGTAGAAACTCCAGTAAAACTAGAAACCCCTGTTACAATTATATTTCTAGTAGAAAAATCCTCCAAACCAAAGAATTGATTTCCAACCGTCAGTTCTCCAGTAATAACTACATCTCCTCGAACATCCAATGATGTTGAAGGTTCAAAGATAGTAGTTCCAATACCAACACGACCAACGACCTCCAATACCTTTTCGTCCTCGGTACTTCCTTCTATACCAATTTTTTGTTGCTGCTGTCTGCCACTAAGAAACCGAATTGGTGCTGCCATTTTTCTACTTTAAAATATTAGAGATTAGATGTTTCTAAAATACTTGACAAATATTTTAGGTCGGTAGAAGTACTACCTACAATTGTTAGAGTATCACCAGTTTCAATAACTAGTTTTCCCGATACTAAATTTGCAGTATCACTTGCTGGAATTGCTAAATTCTTAACAATCTCAGTATCTGTTCCACTTCTGCGATGACCAAAACTAAGTGTTTGAGTTGATGACCCAATATTAGTTGCTTGTGCTAAAAGAACGACACCTGTATAACCAACTGGTGCTGTATAAATTCCTACTGTACTTGTTCCGACTACATTTGTAATAGTCTTAAAGACATTTACTGCTGCCGCTGCGACTGCCATTTAATTAATCTCCTAAGGCAAGAATGAATGGTGTTACTTGTGTAAATAAACTCTTAGTATAACCGTCCCCGGATATATTTCCAGTTGTTTGATTAATTAAAACACCGTCACCAATCCTAAAGTTACCTCTCTGATCCGTGCTTGTATAATTAATTCTTCCACCGTCTATAGTTATAACTTCATTATCTGGTATAGTCACTCCACCTCTAGATGGATATGCAGTTTCAATTGTGTTACCAGCACCAATATATTGAAAAGAATGTGAACTTACAAGTTCAAAACTTTGTCTTGCAAAATATGCTGTAGAACCAACTCCAACTTCATTATTTAGATTTTGAACCAAACTAATTGTGGTGATACCAGCAACTGGATCAGTTGCATCAAGAACATCATAATAAATTGCTTCAATTTCTGCCGTAGCTGCAGCACTAGTTCCACCACCACCACTGAAAGTAACGTTAGGAATACCTGCATATTGCGAACCCGCAGTTCTTACAGTTACAAGAGTAACTGCACCATTCTCAACAGTTGCCGTAGCCTGTGCGGGAACAGCAATACCAGGTCCAGTTGGAGAATCAATTGTCACTGTTGGTGNCGAAGTATATCCAGAACCACCATTCGTAACCTTAATATCACTAACAACAAAATACTTTTGATTAAAGTAAATTGATTGACCGTCGTAAGGACGATTGTTTCCTACACCAGAAACGATAACTTGATTCTGACTTACTGCAGCAGTAGAACTTATAGTTCCAGTATAACGATCATTACACTTAGAAGTCTCATCACCAATACCTTCGGCAACTAATCCCTTAGTTCCGAATGATGAGTTAGAGTTCGTTAAATCACATTGTCCTCCATTACTAGTATAAACTGCAGTATCATTACATATAGTAAAGAGTGAAACTAATTGAGCATAAGCACCATTAGTTACTGAAACCCCAATACCACCCTGATTATATTGTGTGTAAGAATCTACATTAAATGAACCCTGAACTCCTATTGTGCTTATCTTATCTCCTTCATCAGCATTAAAACCATCAACCTTGGCACCAATACTATCCTGAATGAAATTGGTACAGTTTCTTATATAAGGACCCTTTGTAATAATACCGGTTCCTTGTAATGGACTTGAAGATGCTGTCAAAATACCAGAGTTGATTGCACCACTATTGCCAGGGAAGTTTGTAGTGAATCCGGTTGTTGCAGGATTTCCGTCAATACCATTCTGAATAATACCAGTTACAATACCAACACAAACTGTAACTGCAGAATTAACATTCGCACAATTTCCTATATCATATGATCCACCTTCTGCCTGAATACTTACATCTTTTACTTGAGTATAAGTTGATTGATATCCACCATTCCAAGTAATATTATTAATACAAGAACGAGCAATACCGATAGAATAATCAAGTACATCAATTGTTGTTGCACCAAATCCAACAATATGATCTAAATTCCCATTAATATCAAAATATGATTTACCTGCTCCAATAGATCTGGAATTACCACCTCTGGTAATATCATGACAAACTGCTTTGTAGATATCTTTAACATCATCAGCACAATTTATCGAATCAATTGTAATTGCAGGGTTCTTATAATCTGTACTCGTTATATAACCTACTGCTTCTCTTGCAATAAAATCTAAGTTTCCACGAATTATTCTTGCAGCATCAAAAAATCTATCAGAAGATACACCAACAAGTGGCCTGAGTGCAATAACTGCTGCACCATTCGTCATTGGTCCACCGACAAAACTCAAGTCAGTAACATGACATCCTTGACTAACATAGAATAAGTCACTGCCAGCATTCTGGGGTGCTACCAAACAACGACGAAGTTCTGTTCCTTCGACCGAAACATTATCTGGAAGATTGATTGGATTATCTTCAGTATAAGTTCCAGGAAATACTTTTATAGTATCTCCAGGAGATGCTAATGCAACCGCAGACTTAATCGTTGCCTTAGCATTATTATCATCTAATCCAGTATTATCATCATTACCATTTTCAGTAACAAATAAAGTCTTACCTACAAAGGTTGTTGTTCCTGCACCAACTTCTACAATTCTTGTTCCAACACCAACTCCAGCAGTATCCTGCTTTAGGAAAATCTTACCATCGTAAAAGTTTACAGCTAATTCACCTAACTGTAACTGTCCATCTGTTGGTTTCTTGCCAGCAACCGCTGACCTCTTAATCCTAATCGGAGTGGCCATCTATTCTTCTATCGGTATGTACCGTTTCAGAACAGTATATACTGTCCTTTTCATTTATTTATAATAGGTTGTTTCTTCTAGAACCATACCGATAAAGATTCACTGCCTCTTCTGGTTCCATCCACTTCTTAATTTTCTCATATCGATCAACATTAAAAAACTCCTGCGAAAGATACCAATCTTCCATAGGAGAATATGCTTTATCTTGATTACAATCATGGCAGGCGCATAAAAGATTTTTTGTAAAATCTACACCACCCTTTGCCTTTGGAACAATATGATCTATTGTAAGTTTATCTTGCGATCCACAATAAGCACACTCATAACCCCATTCTTCTTTTATCTTTTGCCTCCATAACCGTTTTGCCTCTGATGAATTTGCGGTGTGGAGATTGAAGACATAAGCTTGGAAGGTATTATAGAGAGGCATAAAAGATTGCGTCTTACCATTATTTAGATGAACTCACCCATATCATAGATATACATTCTTCCCATCATAATCCAATATGACGTAAACACATCCTCAAAGTGTTCTGCGAAAAATCTAAACTTCTCATCAATAAGTTGACGACCCAATACTTGGAAGTGTGCCTTTGATAATGCAAAGAATTCTTCGAGTGCTTCTTCATCTCCTTGCTTGAATCCACGAACATATAAATCCCTCGCAGTATTCATAATCTCATGACATTCTTCTGGAAGGATAACCTTAGTTCTTCCATCTGGTAATGGCAATACCTTATTCTTAATTGTTCCCATAGAGAGTTTCATACACTCTCGACTCTGCTCAACGGATAGTGCTCTCTCATCACCATCTCTAAATGCATGTTGCACACATCCATTCGTACATTCCACAACACGAATAAGTGCAGTCGCATCTAATACTTCTTGAGATTGAGAACTCCAAATGTCCTTCCAATACTTATAATACTGTTGATTAACTTCCATAATATTCACTCATTTGTTTCTAATAGTTCCAATGTTCCAAGACCTCATACCAAATGGAGTATCGGCAATCAAAGTTTGAGTGTGTTCTGCTACTTCTTGTGGCACTACCAAACAAAATCCAATACCACAATTGAATACATTTCTCATCTCCTCCTCGGCAATGTCTCCTGCCTCCTGAATCTTGTTAAAGAGTTCTGGTCGTTCCCAAGCAGACCAATCAACATCAACAGTCAGATGCTTTGGAAGGCATCGTGGAAGGTTCTCAGGCAGTCCTCCTCCGGTAATGTGTGCCATGCCTAAGATAGGAACCTCGTCCAACAGGTGCTGTATGAGACGGGCATAGATGGTGGTTGGCACCAACAGTTCTGGCATCTCCTTGTAGTAAATATAATTTCTCCACAGCATATCATTGACCAGTGTGTATCCATTACTATGAAGTCCACTACTCTCAATACCAATAACTACATCACCAGGTCTGATGTTACTACCATCAACAATCTCATTCTTCTCTACAATACCAGTGCAGAAACCAGCAAGGTCATAATCGTTTGCTCTGTAATGCTCTGCCGTTTCTCCACCTAGGAGTTCCATACCAGCCATTACACAACCAACATTAACTCCATACACAATGTCACTGACATTAGCATCAAGTGATTTAGTAGAGATATAATCTAGAAAATATAATGGTTTAGCACCAGAACATATAACGTCATTGACGCACATAGCAACAAGGTCCTGACCAATAGTGGTGTAATCAAAAGCAATCCTACAAATGTTAATTTTAGTTCCAACACCATCAGCACCAGATACTAGAACAGGTTTCTCATATCCTGATGGAATGTCCATCATTCCATTAAACCCACCAATATTAGGTGCCAGTGCTTTGATATACTCTACAAAAGATCTACCCTTGATAATATCAACTCCAGAAGTCTTGTAGTCCATCAGTCTCTTCCTAAACGAATGTATAATGTAATCAGTGATTGTGAGATTAGATCACAAGAATATGTAAATCCTTGTTTGTTTTCTTCATCCCAATGTTCTCTTTGACTTTTAAGAATAGCAGAGAACTCTTTGATCTTAGTTCTCATCTCATCTTTTGATAACTTATCCAATGATTTCACCTCTGGCAATTTTTTCACGACGGTCTAGTTTCCATACTATGTAATCCATTGTTGGAATACACATAGGGTTCCAACCAACAAAGGTAGTTGACTCTCCACTTGGTATCTTCCAACAGGGAGCATCATCATTCTCAAGGTCTAATGATTTACGATACTCTTCCTCACCAAACATAACAACTGCTCTCTCTGCTTCATTCAAACTCTTGAAGCAATCAAAGCAGTTCTTTCTAATCTCATCAGGGATGTGGTGTTTCATTTAAACTCACCATTTAACCAACTTTGTTTAGTTTTTTCTAGATGACAATCATAACATAACAATTGACATTTATCCAACTCTTCTTGGAATTTTTCCTTATCACCCATAAGAAGTCTTTTAGTAATTTCAAATGATTTATTTTTGGGGTGGATATGATCAAATTGAAGTCTTTCTGTTACCCCACATTTTACACACTTACCTCCCAATTTTTCTATGGACTCTGATAGTGCCTCATAATATCTTTTTTTAAGATAATCTTTTTTTTCTTCACTATGTTCTATTCGATACTCTTTTATTTTTTCAATTCTATTTTGACTATGTTCTTTTGCTTTTTGACGAGAGTGTTCTACATCCTCCCAGTATCGTTCTACCCTTCTTATTTTTATTTCTTCTTGTTTTTTTAAATACCTTTGTCTATTGTATTCTTTCCTATTAAACATTCATTGAATAGCAAGTGGTTGTAGTCGGTCAAGGATCTCACGATAAGCAGGAACAATATCACCTTCATCGTTTCTGAATAGATCTTTATCAAACCTCTCATCACCACCAATCTTCCATAGTCTCATACTATCAGGACTGATCTCATCAGCAAGGAGCAACTCACCATGAGCAGTGTATCCATACTCAATCTTAAAGTCAACCAGATCAATACCCATGATGTAGAACATCTGACGAAGGTAGTCATTGATCCGTAATGTCATCTCAATAAGAGGTTCTGGGTTATATCCCATTAGTTTCACACGATCTCTCGTAAGTAATGGGTCATGCTTACTATCATCCTTCAGGAAAAACTCAACAATAGGATGTGGTAGTGAGTAACCTTCTTGGAGAGTTGTCTCACGAACAATAGATCCAGCAGCACGATTGCGACAGATAACTTCCAGTGGAATAATCTCCACCTTCCTACAGATCATCTTGTTAGCACCAACCATACCAATGTAATGTGTTGGGATATTTTCTTTGGAAAGTTTCTCAAAGATAACAGAGGAGATGCTACAGCAGAGGGATCCTTTTCCTAAAGGATGATCAACCATCTCACCATTGCCAGCAGTTACCTTATCATGATACTCAATGATGACTTGCTGTGCATCGTCACCTGCGTATACCGTCTTTACCTTTCCTTCTGTAATTACTTCCATAAAAAAAGAGGGTTTCTAACCCTCTCAGTATACAATAAAAAACCACCCTTGTAAAGAGGTGGTGGGACACTTAACACATTGTCTTTGATGTGTTAAGGATATGAGATTTCTTTAACACGTTAGTTTAGTCCTTGTAAAGATCTTCCAGTTTTTCTCTGGACAAATCTACATACATAACTTCTTCTCCTGCCTGTGGTGCTTCTGGATGTTTTGGTTTAGGAGGTTTTCTCATATCATCATTGATAGATTTGATATTACTCCACATCATTGCGAATGCAGCACCACCAATAAGGGAGAAACATACTCCATAAACAAATACGAGATAGTGATTCATAGTAGTTATTTGTTGTTTTTACATGATAGTCCATAATAATAAATCTTATTGTGATTGTTCTGCCCCATTCGATAAGGAAACATTTCTTCTGCTCTTTCCTTTATCTGAAGTTCAGTTAAGTTTGGTGCCTCATAACAAATCGTAGACATGTAATAAGACATTCCTGCTGCTAATAAGAAAGACATAAAACTTATCATAATTTAATTATCTATAATAAAAGCACCCCAGTCAAGGAGTGCTGTGACAGTTGTGGGAGTGGTTTTAGTCATTTTATCGTCTCCTGGTTCTTGTGGTGATTGTTCCTACACCGTAACCGAAACCGTAACCGTAACCGGAATCGGAACCGTCACCGTAACCGAAACCGTCACCGTAACCGGAACCGGAACCGGAACCGTAACCGTCACCATCATCGTAACCGTAACCGTCACCGGAACCGAAACCGTCACCGTCACCGTCACCGTAACCGAAACCGTCACCGAAACCGTTACCGCAACCGTAACCTACTGGATACATATAAGTCATTTTATCGTCTCCTGGTTCTTGTGGTGATTGTTCCTACACCGTCACCGTAACCGGAACCATCANGCAACCGTAACCTACTGGATACATATAAGTCATTTTATCGTCTCCTGGTTCTTGTGGTGATTGTTCCTACACCGTCACCGTAACCGGAACCATCACCGTTACTGCAACCGTAACCTACTGGATACATATAAGTCATTTTATCGTCTCCTGGTTCTTGTGGTGATTGTTCCTACACCGTAACCGAAACCGAAACCGTAACCGGAACCGGAACCGTCACCATAACCGTCACCGTAACCTAAACCGTCACCATAACCGTAACCGGAACCATCACCGTCACCATAACCGAAACCGTAACCGTCACCGAAACCGAAACCGCAACCGTAACCATAACCGTAACCATCACCGTCACCGAAACCGTAACCTACTGGATACATATAAGTCATTTTATCGTCTCCTGGTTCTTGTGGTGATTGTTCCTACACCGTAACCGAAACCGTAACCGGAACCGGAACCTACACCGTAACCGGAACCGGAACCGAAACCGTCACCGTAACCGAAACCGTAACCGGAACCGAAACCGTCACCGTAACCGAAACCGTAACCGGAACCGTCACCATAACCGAAACCGTCACCGAAACCATCACCGTCACCGGAACCGGAACCGGAACCGAAACCATCACCGTCACCGTAACCGGAACCTACTGGATAGGTATAGTTCATCACTTACCCCAAGATTCAGTCACAGGGACAGTGAAAATAACAGATCCAGAAGGAACTTTGACTGGATAATCACACTCCTTAAGGGTCACTTTATTTGACGTTGGATCCTTGAGAACTCCAGTGAAACCAATGCTTTCCCAACGAAAAACATGGACGGCATTGGAAATAGTCAGTTCACCAGTAACTTCACATTTAGTAACGTTACCAGCGAAGATCCATCCTCGGTCAATCACCACGACGGCACGATTGCCAACTGGGAGAACTTGAGAAGAATCTTGAGGCACATAAGTGACTCCATTAACGTCGATGCTGTTGAGGTTTGCTGAAACTGTCATGATGTCTGATGTGTATGAAGTCATTATACAATAAAAAACCACCCCTGTAAAGAGGTGGTGGGACAGTTGTTCAACTGTCTGAGTCTATGGATTTATGAATGGTCCTCCTTCTTCCATACTATTTGGAGACCATGTGTTGGGGCGGTTACGATCCTGAAAGTCACTAATAGTACGTCTCTCGACTTCTTTTGAAATTAATCCATCTTTAACAAATCCCCCAATATAATATTTTAATTGATTTAAGTCTCTAAGATATTGATAGTCAGCAGTATTCCTTATTAAAGATTCGTGGTCACAAAGTCCACCCCTTTTATAAATCCAATAGCTAATAATATCACGAACAACTTTTTTAGACAAAGGACGTTTTCTAGCCATAGTAAGCCTCGTTTGCTATGTATGTAGTATAAGGTATCTGTGTGCCCTGTGGAACATTAGTGGTCAGTTTGGGAAGTGGTTTTAGTCATTCATTTTCCCGTTAAGAATTTCGTAATAATCTGGGGAAGGACGTTTACCATTCTTCCATACAGATTGTGTTGGATCTCTTCCAGTTAGATTGTAAGGGTCAACACCTTCCGGGATTGGTTTATCCCAGTCATCTATCTCACTGATAGATTTGACAAGATCAATAATAGTTGCATTCTTATCTTTGTTATTTACAAACACATCGTCCCACCAATCTGCAATTACATCGTAAAGTTTTTGTTCGTATTCAGTCATATGCTTCGTAGGTCATGGGTCTAATTGACTATAAGATAAAAAGCACCCCTGTAAGGAGGTGGTGTGACAGTTTGTCAAGTGGTCTTATTAAAGGTTTAGTGGGTTTCCTTTAATAAGACCAATCCTTATTAAAGGTTAGAGTGCGTTGCCTCTAGGTAATACTTCCTCTGGAAATACAAAGTTTTCTCCTGGTTGATCAGCAGGTGCTAACCATGCTCTCAATCCCTCGTTTAAAAGTATGTTCTTTGTATAGAACGTCTCGAATTCCGGATCTTCTGCTGCTCTAATCTCTTGACTTACAAAATCATAAGCACGAAGATTAAGAGCAAGCCCAATGATGCCAATAGAAGATGTCCAAAGACCCATGACAGGAACAAACAGCATAAAGAAATGCAACCAACGCTTATTGCTAAACGCAATCCCGAAGATTTGCGACCAGAAACGGTTCGCAGTAACCATCGAATAGGTCTCCTCCTCCTGAGTGGAATCGAAGGCTTTAAATGTGTTTGCCTGTTCCCCATCTTCATACAATGTATTCTCTACGGTTACTCCATGAATAGCACTGAGTAGTGCTCCTCCCAGTATACCAGCAACTCCCATCATATGGAAGGGGTTGAGCGTCCAGTTATGAAAGCCCTGGAGGAAGAGAAGGAACCTGAAAATCGCCGCAACACCGAAACTCGGCGCAAAGAACCAAGATGACTGTCCCAAAGGATAGATGAGGAATACAGACACGAATACAGCAATAGGACCAGAAAAAGCAATCGCATTGTAGGGACGAATTCCAATTAGACGTGCCAGTTCGAACTGACGTAACATGAAACCTATAAGTGCAAAGGCACCGTGGAGAGCAACAAAGGCCCAAAGCCCTCCAAGTTGGATCCACCGTTGAAAGTCCCCTTGAGACTCAGGACCCCAAAGTAGAAGAAGAGAATGACCCATAGCATCAGCAGGCGTTGACACAGCCGCTGTAAGGAAATTAGCACCTTCAAGATAGGAAGTTGCCAACCCGTGGGTGTACCACGACGTAACGAAAGTTGTGCCAGTAAGCCAGCCACCAATTGACAAATAAGCAGTGGGAAGAAGTAGTAGTCCAGACCAGCCCACAAAGACAAAACGATCGCGTTTAAGCCAGTCATCCAAGACATCGAACCATCCTCTTTGCGAAATTGGGGGTGAAAGTGATGAAGTAGTCATAACTCCGTAGTAAACTTATGGTATTTAGTTTACACTTCTTTACAATAGAAGTCAATGAGAAGTTATACCTACTTTATGTTTTCGATAGAGTTGAGGCCAGGTGTCCCGAATAATCTCTGCCAACTTATCGGGTGTGGATGAACTAATCATAGACCCTTGACAGAGTTCCAGTCTTGCTGAAACTGCTCCAAACCTTGATCCGTTAGAACATGATTATACATTCCCCAGAATACTTTTGGAGGAATTGTACAGATTTCTGCACCAGCATCAAAACATCTTCCAACTTGATGAACATCACGAACTGATGCAGCAAGAATTTTAGTAGTACTGAAGTGACGATCATAAACACCGGCAATTGCCTGCACAAGTGCAATTCCAGAAACAGAATTATCATTCAGTCTCCCTACAAAAGGAGAAACATATGCGGCACCTGCACGACGAGCAAGAATTGCCTGTGCCACAGAGAAGATAAGAGTTACATTAACCTTCTTTCCAACAGTAGCAAGTGCTGTACATGCCTTTAATCCTTCTACAGTACAAGGAACTTTGATTGTGACATTCCATAGTCCTTCGAATTCCATTGCCTGGTCAATCATTTCTTCAGCAGTATCAGCAACAACTTCTGCCGATACAGATTCAAATTGATTGCTCATAGAAGAAATCTCTTTGATAACTTCTACAGGATCACGACCACTTCTCTTAATCAGAGTAGGATTGGTTGTGATACCCTCAATCATTCCTGTTGTATTTGCCTTAGCGATTTCATCGATATCAGCAGTGTCTAAAAATATTTTCATTAGTTAACGTGAATAGTTCCTGTCATTCCGGCACCCTGATGAGGACCACAAAAGAAGGTATAATCTCCAGCATCGGCAAAAAGAATATCTTGCGATTCTCCGGGATTAAACATCAGTGATTCTCTTGAGAGGTCGGCACGTCCCTCAACAATAATATTGTGGGGTGGGAGCATATCATTCACAAAGTGAACTGTATCTCCAGCATTTATTGTAACATCCGATGGTTCAAAAATCAAGTTTCCACCGGAACCCATTGAAACATCAATAGCCCATGCGGGTGCGGCAAGAAAGAGTGTAGCAAGAAGTGCAAAAAGAAATCTCATTAGGTATTTGCAATTACTCTATCTATCACATTCTTATGTCTGGGTACTTTGGATGTGTTATGAATCCCTGATTAGAAAAATCATTGTCATTCCAATGTCTTACTGCATTTGAAACGATTGCAACATTGGTAATTAGATATGTAAGAAAAACAAATGTTCGAATGATGGCAACAATATCAGATTCTTTATCATTATTTGATGCTTTCTGTCCAAGTGCTTTACACCATAATCTCCAAAATGATTTACTCTTTTTCTTTTTACTCATATTCGACCATTAAAAAAGGACTCATCAGAGTCCTTATTGTATTAATATTTAGATAAGACCATATAATTTATTCTCTAAGAACCTCCCGACATATACGTTTGCATGATGACTGATTATCATCACACTCAATTAGACAATTGTAATAGTCATTAATTAGATCTGATTCCTCCATACCTGTGCTTAGAGTTTTACTGAAACTTTTAAGACTTTCTTTCCATCCTGCTAATTGATTATAAGATATAAGATTGTGCAAAATAACCTCCACGAATAAATTTGCTCATAATAAAAATCGACTTAGTTACACTTTTCTCAACTCCCCAATTCTACCATTATTTAGAGCATTTGTGTGTAAATCAATACAATTCAGAAACAAAAATTTATGCCTACGAGTTTATACTTACACATAAAAAAAGAGACCCGAAGGTCTCTTTCTTGTTATTCAGTTTTTAGATATATCAACCAACTGCAGGTGCGGTAAGTGCAACAGGAGTAGACTCAGCAGCAGCAAGATCCAGTGGGAAATTGTGTGCGTTCCTCTCGTGCATCACCTCCATTCCAAGACCGGCACGGTTCAATACGTCTGCCCATGTGTTGAGCACACGACCCTGACCATCAAGGATGGACTGGTTGAAGTTGAAACCGTTCAGGTTGAATGCCATCGTGGAGACACCAAGTGCGGTGAACCAGATACCAACAACGGGCCATGCAGCAAGGAAGAAGTGCAAGGAACGTGAGTTGTTGAATGAAGCATATTGGAAGATCAAACGACCGAAGTAACCATGGGCTGCGACGATGTTATAGGTCTCTTCTTCTTGACCGAACTTGTAACCGTAGTTCTGTGACTCTGTTTCAGTCGTCTCACGGACGAGTGAAGATGTAACCAGACTTCCGTGCATAGCAGAGAAAAGAGATCCACCGAATACCCCAGCAACACCGAGCATGTGGAACGGGTGCATAAGGATATTGTGTTCTGCCTGGAATACAAGCATGTAGTTAAAAGTACCAGAGATACCAAGAGGCATAGCATCGGAGAAAGAACCTTGACCGAAAGGATAGACGAGGAATACTGCACTCGCAGCAGCGACTGGTGCCGAGTAGGCAACACAGATCCATGGACGCATACCTAAACGGTAAGAAAGTTCCCACTCACGTCCCATATAGGCGTAGATGCCGATCAGGAAGTGGAAGACTACCAATTGAAAAGGACCACCGTTATACAACCACTCATCGAGTGATGCTGCTTCCCAGATTGGGTAGAAGTGGAGACCGATTGCATTTGAACTTGGGACAACTGCACCAGAAATAATGTTGTTGCCATACATGAGTGAACCTGCTACGGGTTCACGGATACCGTCAATATCGACGGGAGGTGCTGCGATGAATGCGACAATGAAGCAGACAGTTGCTGCTAACAGTGTTGGGATCATCAATACACCGAACCAACCAACATACAAACGATTGTTAGTTGATGTTACCCACTCGCAGAAATCATTCCACGGAGAGGTTTGTTGTCTTGAAAGAGTTGTAGCCATTGTTTTGTACGAAAAAGTAAGACCATCAGGGAATGGTGGAGTTACTATTTCCCAGACACCCTAAGTCTGGGATATGAAAGACGTGTTTAGACACCCTAGAGGTCTTGGTTTGAGGGGTGTTAAGAACAGTTAAGAAATGTGTTGATTTCTTAACTTGCTGACTTATTTATAATACTACGGTTTCCCGTCCTTGTCAACCCCTGTATTAGGAGTGTTTTGAGGTGGTGTCCCGAAGACCCATCTATTATACAGGTCTTTAAAAATTCCGTCAAGACCTAGTATCGATACTCTTGAATCCGATCCAGTACTCGATTTAGATACTTGTGTGCCAAATCTTTTTCTTTCTGCCAAACTGCTTTCGATTCTGTATCAACTTCATGCTTGAGTTTAAGGACATGACATATCATTTCATCCTTATTCAATTGATTCTTTGGCATATAATAAAAAAGACTCTACTCAGTATATAGAGTAAAGTCTTTTTTGTCTGTTATTGAATTGGGTTTTGTGCTGGTATCAACATACCACCACCTGGTCCATCATCATCATCAATATTTTCCGTGAGTACAGAATGAATTATAAAAGCACCCAACATAAAGGTTGCTAATAACATCATTTTACCATACTCCGGGAATTAAATCTCCGGTAAGGGCATATGATCCCATTGCGGCAATAACACCAATCATTGCTGCCCAACCATTAATACGTTCTGCTCTTTCGTTCATTTGTTTTCTCCTGTGTTTTGTTGTAAATAATGACTCTACCATTTTCATGAGTGAATACTAATTCATCATCATGTGCCCAGCAGAGTTCTTCGTATAGGGCATTTAATCTCTCCATATCATCATAGAGTTGATTTGGATTAAACATTCTTTACTGGTTCATATGGATGTTGAGGTTTATGATCTCTATCCATAGGTTTAGAAGACTCAAAGGAATCTCTTGAGAGATTTTTAATAACAATGAATGCTTCTTTGTTGTACTTACGAGTGCCGATGGGTGATTGCCATTTTTTGTTATAGACTTCACCAACATCGATACCAGAAACTTGAGTTCCTGCCATTTCAACTACGATGTTATCACCTTCTTCCCACCCATATTTTTGGGCAAGAGAAGAAACTTGTTCATAAACAGATGGATCATCCATTACTCGATCTTCTGGTTCAAGACTTCCGTGCATCAGTAGAGTTTCTCTTCTTGTTCAGTTTCAATTATAACATCGGAAGTTGGATATGCAACACAAGTGAGCACAAATCCTTCTTCCATTTGATCATCATCCAAGAATGATTGATCACTTTGGTCTACTGTACCTGATACAATCTTACCTGCACAAGATGAACATGCACCAGCACGGCAAGAGTAGTTCATATCAATACCACCTTCCTCGGCAGCATCAAGAAGATATTGGTCGTCCTGACAGGTGACAGTTGTTTCTGTACCGTCAGGAGTGCGGAAGGTAACGTTAAAGTCCATTAGTAAGTTTCAGATAATTGTTCTACGGAATATGCCAACAATACAAAGAAGGCAATGCTAGTCATTGTAAACAAGATTTGATACATTGTCAAGTGCTCAGAAACCGAAAAGTCCGAAAAAGAAAACACTACCAGTCGTAGCATAAGAAACCAGTGCCGCGGCAAATCCAATCATTGCCGTGCGACCATTAAGTTTCTCTGCACGTTCTGCATATGTCTCAAGACCATACGTCTCAGTATAGGATGGATCAACGTACATACGGGGTTCTGTGGCCCACATGTTTGTGCGTCCACCGTCTTCAGTTGTTACAGTCATTTGAGTTTTGTGAAGAAACATTACAGTATTATATAGGAAACATAAAGTCTTGTCAAGAGAAGTCAGTATAAATGCTTACTCTTTTGTTTCTTGTATGGGAGGTAATCGGTTAAAATATGGATCATAATCAAAAATGGCATCCCAATCCTGAATATCAACTGCCTGAGTTTTCCAAAAATTCCAAAGACCTTCATAGCTTGACTTATGAAAAACATCAATATGTTCTGCATGAATTGAAGATCCAAGTTCAAGTTTATATAAGAATAAAGGAATAGAAAATGTATTTCCAGAATTATAAATCAAATCATCGGCAACTGCTCTTGGTTTAACTCCATTATCAATCTTATACTTATCTCCCCTTACATGAAGATCAATTAATTTTTGAGCATGACGACGAGTAATCATATAACATGCCGTTGAGAAATCATTTACAAATCTCTTATGCATTTTTAAATGAATTGATGCAGGGTTAATGACAGCAAGTTGAACTACATCATAGTCATAAGGAACCTTTGCGTAAAAATTCTTCCATTCAAAAGGCCAATAAGATGCAGTAGAGATATCACAATCATCTTCCATCATTAATGCACATGGAGCATCTGTCTTAAGAAACTCTACCATTGCTTTCAGATGAGACGTAGTGCATCCAACCTCACCAGAAGACATCATATCAGGGTATCTCCCTTTAAGAATGTCTCCGAGGTCTCTACCATCCCTACCATCGTATGCAGAGATACGAATATAATTTTCTATCTCCCAATACTTAAATTGCTCTTCCATATATTCTCTTCTTTCTGGTTGATCATCCAGATTCAAATAATATATTGGAGGAAGTCCTTTGAGTTTATAGAGTGCTTTATTTTTATCCATTAGATAACCTTCCAATTTTCACAATATAAATCCTTTGTATCTTTGTCAGCATAATCAGAACCAAACCACATACTTGGAGCAACGACTTTACTTCTACCATTCTGTAACCATGCACCCCACCAAGATAGAGAAGAGTTGGCGATGATAGCACCAGAACACAAACTCATTAAGCAGAGGTCAACATATGGAGTATACGAACCGTCAGGATACTTTTCAGTTGGTTCAGAGATAAGAAATCTATCACCAGAGAAAAACTCTTGTTCCTTCACCCATTCTGGAGAGTCTGAACATACAATAACAGGTTGGTCTTCAGGAAAATGCTTCAGTGCTTTCTCATAATACTCTACTGGTTGCGGAGGATGTTGAGAGGAGCATTGTGTATATGACCACTTAAATCCTCTTGAGTCAACTAGATTTGGGTCACCTCTCCTCACATGGAGAAACAGTGGAATCTCATCAAGAGACTCGATCATTTCCTTGCATGGATTGAGTATTTCATCATAGAAGGTATAGTCATCACGAATTTGTCCTTCAATGTGTTTAAAATATTTTTCAGTCTGAAAAAATCCATTTAAAGAAACATCATTGGGACAGAGAGAAAACAACTCACTATCAAAATGAAACTGTCTCTCCACAACCACTGGAGCATGTCCTCTATCAAGAATATATTGGTTTGTAGATTTTACACTACCCATAACAAAACAATTTCTAAGACTATAATTATCAACTCTTGGAGTGGAAAATGGAGGAATACACCAATCATACCCTTTTGCTGCGGCAAGTCCTCTTAAGGCAGCATATTGAAACATCTGGTTTCCCAGTCTTCCAGTATTACCAAGTCCATTAAATGCTAACATTTATTTTTTCTCCTCTATTTTTAAGATAATTTTGCTGTTCGTAATATTTTTTTAGTTTAGAAGAATCCCAGGTTCTTATATTTTGCCAGAGATTATGGTTGTCCATAAATTTTGGATTGTTATAGTGGGAGTTGAAAGTCCTACCGTGCTCAAAGTGATAGATGTCTGACATTACTCTACCAACCCTAAACCCAAATGAATTTAATCTGAAATAAAATTCACAATCTTCTGCTCCCCAAGAAACAAAATTTTCATTCCATAGACCAGCATCAATTTCAACTTGTTTCTTAAGCATTTGACCCCAACCAATGGAAGAGGCTACTCTGAATTTGGTATTGCTCAAGACATTATAATCAAAATTAGATTCTAAGAAATTTTTCAGAGTAGAGTCTGAATAGTTTACTGCCCATTGATAGACACCGCAACCAAATGGATAAACTACATCACAGTTGTTTTCCATAATATTTTGATATGCTATTTCACAACTAAGTTTAGGAACAACAACATCAACATCATAATTATATACTACTTTTGTTTTTGATTCAAACAAAAGGTCATTAAGAATTCTAGTTTTGTGAAAAAACTTTTCTCCACTCTGCTCAAAGACATGTGTTAACTGACTGGTGCCAGTATATTTTTTTATCTTCGGAAGAGCATACTGTTTGAAGTTAGATTCTACATCAACTTCTTTCAGTATTACATATGATTCAGGAAAAGTTTTGAGAAGATAGGTTACTGATGTAACCACGTTTCTTAGTCTATCATCAGACTCAATACGACATGGTAATAAGAATGTTAATTGTTTCATACTTCTGGTGTTACTGGTGATGGGTCATTATAAATTTTTAACCATCTCTCTGGTATCATATCTTTCATATTGTAATGATCATATGCAGGTCCAAACCAGGGATCAGGTACAACTACCTTCCCTACATCACCTTGCAACCATGCACCCCACCAAGATAGAGAAGAGTTGGCGATGATAGCACCACCACAAAGACTCATCAAACAGAGGTCAACATAAGGAACAGATGCACCATCACCAAAGACCTCATAAGATGAATCTGAGAATTGGAATCGATCTCCCTGCAGATAGGGTTGTTTTTTACACCAATCGATTACGTCTGAGACAACGATGACTGTTTTGTCTTCTGGGAACTCTTTAAGGGCCCGAACATAATAGTCATCTTTACAGAGTGGGTGATACTCTTGCACCATCTGATAAGACCACTTTTCCCCTCTCCGTCCAGTAAGATTTGGACTACCTCTACGAACGTGCAAAAAGATACACTCATCACGTCCACCAATAGAATCAACAAACTCTTGACACGGTTCCAGGTACGCCTTTTTAAAAGTGAAATCTTCACGGATAGACGGGGAGATTTTCTCAAAGTATCGTTCTGTTTGAAAATTACCAGAGAAATTGGTATTATCTTCACATCGGTCATAAATTTCTTCGTTAAAATGCATGTCCCTATATTCTACAGTTTTGTAAAAGGGATCTCCAGTGTTCTTATTTAGATCACAGTTAGATAGTTCAAATGCATCAAATAGACCATAGTTATCCATACGATCCGCTCCTGGACCAGGAACTACCCAATTAAATCCACGATTATCAGCGAGTCCACGGATAAATGCGTACTGAAACATTTGGTTTCCGAGGCGCCCCTCGTTACCAAGACCTTTAAATGATACAGACATTAGTATAATTCCTTTAGTTTTTCAAAATCAAATTTATCGTAATAATGAGTCCAATCATATCCTTTTGCACTTAGGAAGTTTTGCGGAGGGCACTCTCTATCTCCAGGATGATTGAATTGAACAATATCTGCATACTGTTCCGGAGAAATATACTTTGGATTAATCCAAAAATCTTCTATTTGCTCACATTCTTTTACAAGAACATATCCCATATCCTTTAAGAATCTCCTCTGAGGAATTTTTTCATACCTAATATCCTGACAATAAGCATCATGTTCAATAGAAATGGCTTTAAATTCATAACCAGTTTCAAAAATTTGTGTCAAACACTTATATCGATCTCCAAGAATTTCCAAATCAATAGAAAGAAAATCAATAGGAGAATCCATGTCTAAGAGTCGGAACTCCTCAGCATAGTCTACATTAAATGCAGAATCGCAAATATATTTTGTATTTGGTCTATATTGATTCCAATTATCGGTGTGGTTCTCTAGATCTACAGCCAAACCTCTCCATCCATATTCTTCCAAGAGAACGGTATTATTATGCAGAACTGAATGTCTGCACCCAATATCAACAAAAGTTCCCTTATGTTCTTTACCAAATACAATGAGTGCGTAGATATCTTGCATACCTCCAGCACCCAAATCATTAACATAAACGCAATTAAAATCAATCATTACTTACTCCATTCTTGAATAGTCCATTGTACCGGTACAATGTCTGAAGTATCTAGGTGAGTCATTGCAGTACCAAACCAGTTCTTAGGGTCTGGGGCAACTACCTTACCACGACCATTTTGCAACCATGCTCCCCACCAAGAGAACGATGAGTTTGCAGTGATGGCGCCGGAACAAAGACTCATGAGACATAGGTCTACTTGGGGTAGAAGAGTATTCTGCATACGTCCAAGACCATCAATGGTCTGGTATTGATAACGATCATTGTTCTCATTGAACATGAATCTATCATTATCAAAGAACGATTGTTTCTTACACCACTCAATATCATCTGTAAGAACAAAGCAAGGAGTGTCTTCGGGGAACTCCTTCAGTGCTTCTTCATAATATGTAAGGGGAAGAATGGGGTGGTACTCTTCCCTCCCAATATTATCGGACTGACGGATATGTAGGAAAATAGGAGGACTATCCAGACTATCAATATACTCCTTGCAAGGATTGAGATAATCTTCTCTAAATGCAAAATCTTCATGGATCTCGTTTGCAATGTGGGCAAAGTACTTTTCCGTCTGAAAGTATCCATCCAAACTTACATTATCAGGTAGTTTATNAATATAAAACTCACATAATATTATAAGGAGGCTTGACAAGTCTCCTTTTTTTATGTAGACTAGGTTTGTCCCCGTTAAAGATAAATAATAGCTCATTGAGTTCTATACAATGAGTTATGAGAATTCTTGGATATACAATAATGAACCTTTTGAGTCTGATGCTATTGGGAACTACTTTGGTTTTGTTTACTGTATTACCAATAAGACCACCGGTAGAAAATACATTGGGCGAAAGTATTTTTGGTCGTTCAGAACCCCACCAGGAAAAAAAAGAAAAGTAAAACAAGAATCTGATTGGAAGAAGTATTATGGTTCTTGTCCCGAGTTAAAGGAAGATATAAAAAAATATGGCAAAGAGATCTTCAGTAGAGTAATACTAAGTCTTCATGAGAAGAAGGGAGACTGTAACTTTGAAGAGACCAAGCAGTTGTTTCTAAATAATGTGCTATCAGAGGCACTTGACAACGGAGCACCGGCATACTATAATAGCAACATTCTCGGCCGTTACATGCGGAAAGATTATGGAAACTTTGGAAAAAACCCTGCAAGTGACCCACGACTGGGCAGTTGATAGACTGCACATTCTCTGTGACATGAAGACAGATGATGTGCTAAGATCTGTAGAAGATGCTCATGCGATCCGGTCAGAGTTTGCCGAATGGTTAGACCCTAATAACGAGGATCATGAAATCTACTCACTCGAATATCTTGGAGACAATGATTAAATCACTTTTTGGAATTGGAGTTCTTGCAAGTGTATATGCAATTCCTTCTGAACCAATACCTGAACAAATTAAAGTACAATCAGAACCTTTAGAAGAAATTATTGTTGTAGAGCAGCAAACTTGGAAGTGTCCTGATTGTACTCCTAACGAAAAAGTTGTCCTAGCAGCACTGCAGGAGCACACAAAAATCTATGATCGTAATGCTCTTGCTACAATCATGGGAAATATTCAGCAAGAGAGTAAGTTCATTCCCAACATCTGTGAAGGTGGTGCTCGTGTCTCTTATACCAATTGTAAGGCTGGTGGATTTGGTTTAATTCAGTGGACTTCTATTGGACGTTATAGAGGTCTTGGGCAGTTTTGTGCTAAGTTTGCATGTAACCCATCTTCTCTTGATGGTCAAGTTCGATGGATGCTTAATGAACCTATCTTTCAACGTGTTCTTCCACAATTTGAAGGTGGTGGACAAACAGTGTCTTATTACATGAGACCCGCATATGTTTGGTTAGGATGGGGTATTAAAGGTAATAGAGAATTTTATGCATATGACTATACTAAGAAAATGGTATTAGCATGAAAGAAAGACTAAAAGTAGAATGTTTGATTGATGATTTAGAAGCACCATTATTTGAATGTGGATCAGGATATTTTACTCAAGGTTATGGTTCTTTCGTAGGTGTTCCTGCTCCTAAGTATCTGGAAGATGATTCTTGGTTTGGTCCGGCAGTTTTATCTGATTCTCAGATGACTCTAAAGGAAGCATATGAACATGCAGTATCTGATGGTCAATTGTTACCTGAAGATGATACGGTAGAACCAAAAGATATTCATGAGGTAATATATAATATTGCTACTTCTCATGGAAAAACTACGACGCAACTTGATCCCACTCCACAATTTGGAAGTGGTTCTGAGAATTTTCAGGAAGGTTGGCAATCAGGAACTGGTTGGATGCAATTTAGATGATTGATGATTGGCGTTATAGTGAGCAGAAGTTGAATCTCCGTGAGTCTGCACTTAAAGTTCTTCTCACTAAATATGGTGGTCAACTAAAAGACTCATTACCTGAATATAGTAATCAATCAATGTACGAATGTGCTCATGATTGGGTATCGCAAGGTAATGTAAATACTAATGGTATTATTAAATATTTTGAGGCATATTATAGATGAAAAAAATTATTCTTAGTTTATTGGCATCCGCAGCATTAGTTACCCCTGTCTCTGCAGATCCACTTAAAGATAGTGAATACTTCACTATGCATTCTATGGGGTGTATGTTACTTGGAGAATGTACTGATGATGTTGAAGAAATTACCAGTATTCTAGATGTGTCTAGTCAATACTCTAATACTGAACAGTTTTACTCTGTTGCTAATGAATTCAACAATATGCTTTCTTCTCTCGATGCAATTGGAGTTAAGGTATTTTTAGCAGATCAAAAATATTTTCCTGTATCTCATAGGGGTGTTTATCATACTGTAAGTAATAACTTCTTTCTCAATAAAGCATTCATGGGTCGTCCGAATGTATTGATGAGTGTGATGCGTCATGAAGGATGGCACGCGGCACAGGATTGTATGGCAGGAACAATAGATAACAGTATGATTGCCATCATCAAACCTGAAGATGAAGTTCCTATGCTCTGGCGTGATATGGTAGAAAGTGCATATCCTGAGTCAGCATGGCCATGGGAAAAGGAAGCAACATGGGCAGGTAAGACAGAAGGAATGACAATGAATGCCCTTGCGGCATGTGCTGATGGTAATATGTGGGAGGTTTATGAACCTACTCCTCTGACACGTAAGTATCTGGTAGACTTTGGATATATCAAATGATTTTTATTGAAGAACCAGTTACATATAAGCAAATTCAAGTTCCAATCGAGGTTGTTGAGTATTGTTCAAACTATACTCAACTTAATCCATATGGCAAAGAAATGTATAATTTAAGACTCTTGGATTGTTATTGGATGTATACTGGATACTATGGTCCTAATAAAATGCCAGAACTGGCACCAGTTTTTGAATAAATAATAACATCCTAAACAGGAAACCAGCCGAGAAGAGTTCTGTGAAACCTCTTGTGTTATAATGGTGAACTCTTTGTTGGATAAAGAATTTAAAACATGTCCACTCTAACCAGAGAAGTATTAATCAAAACTATTGTTGCCAACGAAATGAAAGAGCACGATGGTTCTGATTATACCCAACAACTAAAAAGTACATATCACAAATGGGAACATCAATCAAGTGATGCTCTCTGCCAAAAATTTAATCAAATAGAAAAATCTAATGTCACTGTTGACATACTAAAACCATAAATAAAAGAGCCTTACTCTTTACTTATGGAATCAAATCCACAGAAGAAAGAGGGAACCAAAAAGGAAAACAAATTTGAGTGGGCGGATGAGGGTGTATCAACTCTTGTTCGAGTTATTATTCTTGGATGGTCAGCAGCAATTCTGACATTAAACTATGTTTCTATTCCTGGAATTCCTCAAAAAAATATCGATCCAACTTTTATTGCTAGTGTTTTTACCGGAACCTTAGCAACTTTTGGTGTTATGCCTGCTAAGAAAAAAGATGAAGCAAAGCAAGCACCTAAATTAGAAGATAAGGAAGGAGTAAAAAAATAAATATGAAAACTGATGAATTTAATATTGCGTCCTCTTGATAATGTTGCCGACCCTATATGGTCAGTAATAATTTTACTTATTATTTTTTTAACCGGAGTTACGTATTATATTGTCTATATAATGGGTATGGCTTTTGATGAATTGGACGATGGTGGATCAAATCAACCAGAAGGACGCGGACCAGGACCAACTTCTAGCACTCTTGACACATCGGATTGAAGATGCTGAAAAGATAGCAGAAGAACTTCGTGATAGAGTTCGTAAACTTGAGAAGTGGGTGTGGGGTGCTGGTGCCGTCATTACTGCTCTTATAACTATAGTTGGAATAGCAACAGCAGTAGACTCAAAGGAGATCGATTATGGGAGCAATGACACCACCAAGCAGGAAGTCCTGCTACAACTTTCGAGTGACGGAGATCAATCGTGTACTTGATGGTGATACTATTGATGTCACTATTGATCTGGGGTTCGATCTATACAAGAAGGAGAGAGTTAGAGTTGCAGGAGTTGATACGCCGGAGAAAAGGACGAGAAACCTAGAGGAGAAAGCACTTGGAATCGACGCAACCAACTGGCTCAAAGAGAAACTCGAAGGCACTTTGGCTGGTGATGATGAGTTGTCTGTTAGGACTGAACTTGTTGGTGGCACTGGCAAATACGGGCGTCTTCTGGGTTGGCTTTACATTGGGGACGACAGTGTGTCCCTTAACGAGCAAATGATTACTGAAGGTTATGCTCATGCCTATGATGGGGGTACTAAAGATATGAATCTTGAAGCACTTCGTGTTATCCGCAGAGAGCATGGAACTTTAGTAGAATGAAATTTGAACTCACTATGGAGGATTATACAATTATCCTCAATTCATTACACTATTATAAAAAAGTCGAGAAGAAAGGAAACTTTCAGCAATATGATGACTGTCGTATTAATCAATTGAGAGATAAAATGGCATATCAATTAATTCCAAGTCCTGATAGTGGGAATAGATTATGAGTGGTTTATTTGTATTTGGATTTATAACATTACTTTGTTATACACTACATATTACATGGCCTATAAAAAAAGGTAAAAATTAAAATGCAAAAATTAGTCAACGTAATCGCATTACTTTCCGGTCTTGTATCTTTATCAGTTGTCGGTGGTGGTGCTTATCTTTATCTTAATAAAGATGCATTAATTGATCAGGTTAAGGAGCAAGCAACAGAACAAATTACTGAAGNAATTACTGGAGCACTTCCTGGAATGTTAGATTCTGCTATGCCAGAACTTCCTAGTGTTACTGGTGGTGCTGTTCCTGGATTGCCAACACCAACTCCTTCTGTGACTGGAGGAGCACTTCCTTTCTAAGAATTCTATGAGAATTCTATGAAAATTGTTAAATACAAATAGTTTGAATTGATACAATGTCTATTACTTCTTTACGTAAAAAAAATTCTGTAAGAAATAAAAGCAAGAAAAAGAATGATACTGACAGCACATTTTTTCTTTATGTTGCCTTTCATTCTGTAATTTCTTCTATCATGAATATTTTTACGGATGACTGAGATTCCTATTATTACTTCTCGTGATATTTCTATTCGTGAGATTGAAATTCCTCAGGTAAATACTTCAGTAAGTAACTACACAGGAATACCTTTAGGACCTCCTGTTGTAGTTAATCTTGGTGTTCCTATTGTTGATATTCCGGGATGTGTGGAAGCACACAAAACAAATAATTCCAAAAATAATCAGATAAGAACTGATGACGAAAATGGATTGGTTACGTATTGTGATTCTGGTGTTCCCAGTTTTGATCCTATTTCTTATGAACCAAACCAGATGATACTGACTGGTTCTCCAGCAGTAAATACTGGAGAATCTCCTGATAAACCAGCACCACCACAAGCAACACCAACTACACCAAAACCACCACCAACACCTACTGCTGTCATAGAGTGTCCTACTAAAGTACAGAAGGCACAAGAACCTGTCGGAACATTAGTAGAAGGATTTAGAAAAGAAGTTATTGGTTACGAACTCATCGATAAGACATGTGTTCAGATAACAGAACCAGTTCCTTTACCTACACAAATACTTGCTGGTTTACCTAGTGGTGGGCAGGTAATGCAGGTGGGTGGTATTGCTGTCATCGCTACATCATCGGCACTACTAGCAAAACCGTTGGCAGACATACTATTGAAAGTAGTCAAACCAGCGGTCAAGAAAGTTATGAAAAAGATTGCTAAACTAAGAGGAAAGAAACCTCCTATTTTATCTTCAGGGGAACGCCGAGCAGATCAGCGTCAGATGAATGAGGCTGTACGGGAATTGCGGTCGGTGTTTCCGAGGAAGAAGAAGGGATAGGTGGAATTTTGTGATAGTGTGGATGCTTGTGTCCTGGAGGATTATTCACTACTACATCAGCACATACGGAATAATAAGGGCTCTTGGGATGAAATTGAATTCCACGTAATTTAAGTTCGCCACAATTTTTAAGTCTGGCTATCTCAAAATCTAATCTTTTATTGGCAGTTATTTGTTCTTGTAAACCAATCTGTGTAGTTGCTGCCTTCTTACATAAGTCTTGTAAGTTTTTGTCTAATGGTGTGCTCCATGTCATAGAGAACCCTAGACCTAAACTGTAATTATCTTTCTGTCCGGTTCTAGTTCTTTTAGTGAATAGAATATCGCCAGGATTGTCAAGTCTCCCATCTCCAATATGTCTTCCGTCATCATCGAAGGCACCAAAATTATCGGTGACATCGTATACTGGGTCATCGTAGTAAGGTTCGTATGGTTTAGAAGCAGAGACACTTCCTGTTACATACGGCGTAAAGTTGCGAGTGGGACCCTGACACTGAATCCCCCCTCCATATGTGTTTGTAATGTATGGTCCCTGAAGGACCTGAATAGCTTGGTTTGTAACGGAGCCTGAACTGTTAGCAACAGGAGAAGCAGTAGCAGACACACCACCAACGGTTTCAGCATAAGAAGGAGATGCAAATAATAATGTTATTGCGAGAAGATACTTGTGGTATCTGTGACGCTTGTGACCTCCGTCACTCTTTGAATAATTGTATGATTTTGAAGCCCCGGGCCAGAGTAAGTTTCTGTGAACTGGAACGCTGCTCCCGGTGTCGTCTGTGTAAATTGAGGTTTGTTCGTTACACCTGTCCATGATGATGTCACTCCATCTATAGTTATATTAGTTGCTCCTGTTCCTGGAGACAAATTTCCACTTGCCGTAACGCCAGAACCAGTAGCAGAGTACTGATATCCAGTACTATAATCCATCGAATTAATTGTTTCAGTTACAGTTTGTGTGGTTTCTGTATGACTGCTCATACTTCCCTGAGTGAAATTCGGGACTACTGGAACTGCTAGTCCTTGTCCAGGAAATAAAACAATGCTGGCAACAATTGCAGAAAGAGGTGCCGCGACAATTTGAGCAACGGCACCCTTTTGGATTTGGAAAACCATAATTTAAATTCCTCATCAATCGATAACAGTGATCTCACTCACAAATTGTCCTGTTGCTGTACTACCAGCTCCGCCAGATGTTACGGTAAGAACACCAGCTGAAGTAACAGTACCTGCTAGAGTTCCTGCAGTTCCTGCAGTATATGCAGTTACATTAGAGAAGTTAGGAACATCTCCTACAGTAGGAGCAGCATTTGGAACCGCATCAGCTTCGGTATACGACTGACTAAATGAGAACGCAGCACCTGCAGTATCTTGAGTAGCAGCAATAGTGCCGGGAGCATAAACTCCACTGGTAATTGTTCCTGCCGAAACTGTTCCTGCCGTTGTTCCATCCGTAGTATCAATGTTCGACCCAGAGATACTAAATGAAGAACCAATTCTTGTTGCCTGTGATCTAGCAGCATCAACAGTTAGTTGCACACTCGAAGCATGTCTTGATACAAGACCACCAGCATCTGCTGAAGGTATCATTAAAAATAACATTCCCAAAAACATAAGAGATTTTTTCATTTCTTATTACAGTTACTTTTTAATTATTTAGTTTGTGTGAATTTGTAATTATAAATAATGTGAAATAAATTTGATTTGAAATGAACGAGCAGCAAAATCATCTTTCGCAATTAATCGAACAAAGAGTAACACTGACTCAACAGTTAGAAGGAATTCAGGCACAAACTACAAAAACTAGAGATATGATGCTTAAGACTCAAGGTGCTATTGAGTATTTGGAAGCAACCGGAGTCAAGTTACCTGAACCAGAAGTCACCGAAGAAGCAGAAACGGAAGTCGTAGAAGAGGGTTGACGCACAGACCAGAAGGGATTATAATATGAAGGTCAGCAAGGGCAAGTAGCTCAGATGGATAGAGCCACGCACTTCTAATGCGTTGGTCGGGGGTTCGAGTCCCTCCTTGCCTGCCTGATCCCCTGTAGCACAATTGGTAGTTGCGCTGGACTGTTAATCCGGATGTTCTTGGTTCGAGTCCAAGTGGGGGAGTTGACAAGAACTCAATCTTGTCTTATACTACCTCTTGTGTGAAGGAAGATGCGTTGGGAGAGCAATCTCCCACTCTGCGGAATTAGTTTAGAGGCAAAACTAAAGGTTTCCAACCTTTCGTCACCAGTTCGATTCTGGTATTCCGCTTTCGGGTTAACCGAATACCCGAAAACCAAAATGAGTATAAATACTCCGTTACTTACTGTAACGAATTACAACAGAACCAGTCGAGGTTCTTAACATCTGTGGGTAATCATTCCACAAGTAAAAAAACGAGGAAAACAAATGTTCAAAACGACTATCGCTGCAGCTGCCGCTGCAATTGCTCTTGCCCCTGCTGCCGCCCTAGCCGGACCCTACGTCAACGTCGAGGCCAACTCCGGTTGGACTGGATCTGATTATTCGGGAACTGCCACAGACCTTCACGTAGGCTACGAAGGAGAACTCGGTGAGTCTGCTTCTTACTACGTCCAAGGAGGAGCTACTGTAGTCTCCCCTGATGGTGCTGAAAGTGACACCGTTCCTTCTGGTAAAGCAGGTCTTGGTCTTGCACTGACCGACAACCTCGGTGCTTATGGTGAAGTCTCCTTCGTCGGTTCAGGTGACGACAACATCGACCGTGGTTATGGAACCAAAGCAGGTCTGAAGTACTCCTTCTGATCTTCCATATAAAATAAACATCTAGATGTTCGGAGACCCTGACGAGGGTCTCCTTTTTAATGGTTAAAATTGTATTAATTATCTCTATATAATAAAGTTTTTTTATTAAAATGAAACTCAAAGCACTCGCAACAATCGCTGCTGCCACTCCTCTAATGGTGGCATGTGGTTCGGGAGAAAGCACTACATTCAGACTTGATGGAGCAGGTGCTACCTTCCCTGCTCCATTGTATCAAGCATGGTTTCAAACCATGGCAGGTGAAACTGGCAACCAAGTAAACTATCAAGCAGTTGGTAGTGGTTCTGGTGTCCGTCAGTATATGGCTGGCACAGTTGACTTTGGTGCTAGTGATGGTGCTGTAAGTGATGAGAAGCAGAAGATTCCAATGGTTCATATTCCTATGACTGGTGGTGCTATTGTCCCTGCTTACAACTATCCTGGTTGTGAAGTTAAGATGACACAGACACAACTTGCTGATGTATATCTTGGTAAGATTACTAACTGGTCTACCTTTGGATGTGAGAGTAAAACTATCGTTCCTGTCTTCCGTTCTGATGGTAGTGGAACCACAAAAGGTTTCACTAACTCACTATCAGCATTCTCTCCTGAATGGAAAGAGAATGTCGGCACAGGTAAGGCAGTAAAGTGGCCTGCTGGTGTTGGTGGTAAAGGTAACTCTGGTGTTGCTGCACAAGTGAAGCAAGTTCCTGGTGCCATTGGTTATCTAAATTATGGTTATGTGAGTGGTGGTAAGTTTCAACAAGTATCACTACAAAACAAGGCAGGCAACTATGTCACAGCAAATGCTGAAACATCTGCTGCTGGTTTGAGTAAGATTGTTTTGGACGATCAACTTCGTGGTGCTGATGCTAATCCTGCTGGTGCCAATGCATATCCTATTGTCTCTCTGACATGGGTCCTAGCATATCCTGAGTCTAAGACTGGTGTGAAGGAAACTCTTCGTTATATGTTGAGTGAGAAGGCACAGGCAATGTCTGATGGTCTTGGTTATGTTCCTCTTCCAGAGGATCTTCGTCAGAAAGCACTTGCTGCTGTTGACAGTATCGAATAATATAAGTATAGTGGGGGACAGTAGTCCCCCTTTTTTATGAAAAAGAAAATCAAAAAGTCGGAACAAAAAATTGCAGACTGTGATAATATATACGATATGATTGAGATACTACAGAGTCGTATTGATGAAATAGAAACTGAACATATGCAATTGATTCGTAAGATGGGAGAACTAAATAGTCGCGTAGACGACTTTTCTACAAATGAAAATTAATCTTTGGTACTCTAAGAGTATGAGTCAATGGAGATGGACTCTCTGTGAAGAATTTAGAAATGGTGTTACGAAAGTAGAACAACATGCCGGACAACGTGAGAAATTGCGAGATGCAATGAATGATGTTGCCAATACGGTAGAGTATATGTTAGAAGAAAAATTATAAATAACTGAAAACTGAAGACGTATAAAGAATTATACAATGGAAAATATAAAGATTAGGTGTCGTTCCTGCGGAAAGGAATTGGAAGGACATCCAAGTAAGACAGTTTGTTGTGGTTGTCCGAATATGGCAACCATTCGTGGTGATAAGATTTCAGCAGTTGACTTATCAAATGTCGTTATGTTAAACTCTCATTATCCTAAAAATAAAAAAGAAGTTCTTTCATCGGAAGATATTTTATGGCACGAACAAAGAAAGCAACGTAAAGTTCGTAAAATGAATTTTGAGACTAGGTAATATTAGGAAATCAAAATAAGTTGACGAATACAAATTAGTAACTATTATAGCTAATATGTATTTCAATCTAAAAACCATGGACGAGCACACCTATAATAACTGGGTGAAAGTCAAAGAGACTTTTGAGTCATCTGGAAATACCAACAATTTTTTCTATCAGAGAGCATGTGCTATAGTTGGTGGAGCACCAGATCCTATTGATAATATGATAAAACAAGACAATGCCGCATCGGATGGATGAAATAAAAACAGAACATTATGTCACTCAAAAAGAGTGTCAGGAGATGATCGACGATGCTATTCGGAGACACAATAGAAATGCAGGTATTATCAGCATGTGTGTGGGGTGGGTTGTCTTATGTTTATTTGCTGAGGGCCTTCTCAGATTGATTGGTGTTATTCCACCATTACTACCATGGTTACAAATTAAGTTATAGGAGAATTTTATGAAAGTAGGAATGATTGGTTTAGGTCGTACTGGTGAAGGTATGTCTCGTCGTATGATTGAAAAGGGAATTGAAGTTTGGGGTTATAGTAGTACTAATTACGAAAGTGCCTGTGGACAATATGAAGCAGGATACATTAGTGGATGTGTGACCTCACTAGAGTATCTTGTTCAGGCAGTTAAATCCGATGGTCTTAGACATACTAGTGCCGGAAAAGTTCCTGGTATCTTTCAAATTACACTTCCAGAAGTAAAGGTAGAAGACACACTTGATGAGTTGCTACCATTACTTGAGGAGGGTGATATCATTATTGATCATAGTAATACTGACATAACAAAATGTCAGGAACTAGAGAAGTATTGCTCTAAGTTGGGTATATCTTATATTTTCTCTGGTGTGTATGGAGCACCTTATGCTATTGATGCTTGCTCCAAAATTTTTCAATCTTTATCACCAGGAAATATTATATGACTTTAGCAGATGTCTTACTCTGGGGAACGATACCCTTTCTATGTGCCACCATCTATTTCGGGCACAGAAAAGGTGAAAATATCTACTATGAAAGTGACAAATATGACGGAAATGGAACAGCGCATTAAGATGAGACATGCGTTTGCCATGTCCTCATTTGGTAGAATGTTCACACCAAATAAAATTTCATATGAGATGAGAATATTATGTGAAGAGTGGTCTGAAAATATTGATGAAACACCACCTGCTAAAGACTTGTATCAAGTTGATCGTTATTTTCTAAATCTTTGGAAAACAAGGGAGATTACTTATGGGTAACATAGCACTCAAGGCAGCACACTTTGCCTCTGCAACACTCAATAATCCGTGGGGTGTTGGCAGTTTAAGTTTCATATTAATCATTGTTCCTGTCATGGGAATGTGGGCAGTCCACAAATATAACTGGCAGCACTGGGCACCATTTGACAGAGGGCACTAGAGGTAGTATAATATATGAGTTGAGAAATCAACTGCGGTGTTCCCCTTCAGTAGGTTCAGGAGCAGCGGCGATAGGAACCTACTTTTACTTGACTACATAATCACAACACCTTATAATACACAGGTAATCAAAACGGACAATGGCACTGACTGAAAAATTCAAGACCAAGGATTTAGATACCCTTCGTAATGCTGCAAAAGGTGAAATTTTCTTAGATGTAAAAAGTCCAAAATTATTTAAGAAGGTTCGTAAATATTATGAATCTAATGGAGTAATTTTTTCTGGTGATCCACTTGATGATTATGAAATCATGATGGACTGTTTGTATTCTGATCTAAAAATTTCTGTTGAGGTTGCCTGATGAATGTTGTACAAAAACCAACCGTTCTTCTTGAACGGTCTCCTTATCGTTATATCCAAGTTGGCACTTTGGAAATTAATGGTAAACCAGATTGTCGCATTCAAAAATCAGATTCATATACCGGTCGTTATCGTGATATGTATCTCTGTGATAATGAATTGCAACTGATGACTGCTATGGAGGATTATGAATACACTAAATGGTTAGATCCAGATGGTGTTCCTTGTTATGTTAGAGACTCGGTATCGTCTGAAAACTAGACCTGGTGGAGTCATTATGACCCTTATGCCCTTGTCGGATGGGATTTATAAATGCCGACTGGCGCGTCGTGGCAAAGGTTTATTTTTTTCCCTTTAATTAGTTTATTATGAAAGAACCCAATAAAAGAAAACTAACAGCCTCATACAGTCATATACCAAACGAAGAAATTCTAATGGATTGGTCTGAATTGATGAATATACTTGAAGATGAACTAACTTATGAATGCAATTTGGTTCGTTTACATAGACTAAATAGACTTAAAAGATTGTTTAATTTCTCTGTTGGATTTGTCTTTATTGGTTTAGTTTTATTGAGTATTATATTCACTGTTAATTAAATAAAAAAAGTGGTGCGGGTGGAAGTTACTACCGTCCAGTTTCTTGCTTCTGGTAAAAGAGCAAGTGGCGTGCATGGCAAGACCGTATAAGGAGGGTTGCACAAACTCTCCTTTTTTAGTATAATATATACTAGGAGTTTAAATATTTTATGTCTGATTACAAGAAGACTGCACTTGTGCTTGGTGCAGGTGGATTCATCGGAAGTCACATGGTTAAGAGACTTCGACAAGAAGGATACTGGGTTCGTGGAGTTGATCTTAAGCATCCTGAATATTCAGCATCTCATGCGAATGAGTTTATTGTTGGTGACTTAAGAGACACTCGTTTTGTTTCTAGATGTGTTCGTTTTACTGGATATCTTGGAAACTTCTACAAAGATATTGTAGATAAGTTTGCCGAACCTTTTGATGAGATCTATCAGTTTGCTGCTGATATGGGTGGAGCAGGATTTGTATTCACTGGTGAGAATGATGCAGACATCATGCACAACTCTGTGTCTATCAATCTGAATGTTCTTGAGGAACAACGTAAACTGAATGAAATTGCAGAGCAAAATAAAACTAAAATCTTTTACTCTGGATCGGCATGTATGTATCCAGAGCACAATCAATTAGACCCTGATAATCCTGATTGCCGTGAAGAATCAGCATACCCTGCAAACCCAGACTCTGAGTATGGATGGGAGAAACTCTTCTCTGAGCGTCTCTACCTTGCTTACAATCGTAACCATGGCATCCCTGTTCGGGTTGCTAGGTATCACAATATTTTTGGACCAGAGGGCACCTGGGACGGTGGCAGAGAGAAAGCACCAGCTGCAATCTGCCGTAAGGTTGCTTACCTCCCAGAGTCAGGTGGATCTATCGAGGTGTGGGGAGATGGTTTACAAACTCGTTCCTTCCTGTACATTGACGAATGCATTGAAGCAACTCGAAGACTGATGGATAGTGACTTTATGGGCCCTGTGAACATTGGATCTGAAGAGATGGTTACTATTAATCAACTGGTAGAGACTGCTGCTAAGGTTTCTGATAAAATTGTGACTAAAATTCATATTGATGGACCTCTTGGAGTTCGTGGACGTAATTCTAACAACGATGTGATTCGTAGAGAGTTGGGTTGGGATTATTCTCAGACTCTTGAAGAGGGTATTCGTAAAACATACAAATGGATTCAAGAACAAATTTCTATACAAATAGTATGAAAATAAAAATTGTAAAAGATGAAGTGAGAGATTTAGATATATCTTACTTAAAAAATTTATCTAAAAATCCAAATGATTGGCAAAGTGCTGGTATAAGTGAATATTGTCTTTATGCATATCTTTCTACTTTCTTTAAAGAAACAACAATATTAGATATTGGAAGTAGAAAAGGTGGGTCTGCACTAGCTCTTTCTTATAACCCTCAGAATAATATTAGAAGTTATGATATTGTTGAGCAGGGTGCATCTTCTATAAAAAAAGAAAATATCTCTTGGCATATCTCAAACTTTATGGAAGATGCTGATATTGATTGGAATAATGTATCAATTATTGTAATTGATGTTGGACCTCATGATGGAAAGCAAGAGTGTATTATGATGGATTGGTTGAAGGAGAAGGGTTGGAAAGGTATTTTAATTCATGATGACATTGGACCCCACTGGCCACTTATTCAAAACATGTGGGAGGAAATTAATGAAGAGAAATATGATGTAACAGATTTTGCTCATTTTAGTGGGACAGGAATAGTAAATTTTGGAAATCTACACGAGGTTAAAATAGTCTAATGAAAATTACAATTTTGGGGTCAAGTGGTCAGATTGGTGCATATCTGACGAAGTATCTTCGTGATAAAGGGCATACTGTTTATGAATTTGATTCTGTCAATGGTAAAAACCAAGACATGACTATAATTCCTAATTCCGAATTGGAACGTGTTATTAGTGATTGTGATTTCTGTTTCTTTCTTGCGTTTGATGTCGGTGGTTCACATTACCTCAAAAAGTATCAGCATACTTTCCAGTTTATAAGCAATAACACACGTATGATGGCAAATACTTTTGCTTTACTTGAGAAGTATCGGAAAAGATTTATATTTGCTTCTTCACAGATGAGTAACATGTCTTACTCTCCTTATGGTGTGATGAAGAGAGTTGGTGAACTTCATACCACAGCATTGAAAGGACTCACAGTGAAGTTCTGGAATGTGTATGGTATCGAAAAAGATATGGAGAAGGCTCATGTGATCACTGACTTCATTCGTAGAGGATTTGAGGAAGGTGAATTTGAGATGATGACTGATGGCACAGAAGAACGTCAGTTCCTTTATGCTGAGGACTGCTGTGAGGCATTAGAGACTGTGATGGAGAACTTTACTAACTTCAAACCAGAAGATCCTCTTCACATTACGTCGTTCAGTTCTACTTCGATTAAAGATGTTGCTCAAATTATTCAGGGACAATTTAATTTGATTGGTAAGACAGTAAATATTAAACCCGGTCTTGCAAAAGATAGTGTTCAGATGGATAAACGAAACGAAGCAGATACTTATATTACTGGTTGGTGGATACCTAAAACCACTATAGATAGAGGGATTGCAAAAGTATTTGGTGAGATGAAAAAAAACTATGAATAAATCTGATTTTTTAAATTGTTTTGATGATGAAGATTTTTTTCTTCATATCTCAGTGCCAAGGTCTGCTACAAATTACTTTGTAACACTATTCGAAGTATTGGCAGGTAGACCTAGATTTGATGTGTATGGAGAATGGCAACCAGTAACTTGTTATCTTACCGAAGAGCATAAAAATCTAAAACCATTGTTTTACGGAACTCATGAGTGTTTCTGGGGATTAAACAATCCTGGACATGCTAAGTTATCTGTTAATGATGAAGAATTCTTTGTCAAGGTCGATGAGAATAGAAAACATATTGTGCAAATTAGAGACCCTCTAGAGGTTTTCTATTCCATGAGTCATGTGAATATGTATGGTGGAATGCATAACTATAATACTTTTGCTGAAAAGTGGTTTTCTGATTATGAAATCGGTAAGAGAGTCTATGGTAATAAGTTTGCTATTCTTTATGAAGACTATATTGATAATGGAGAGGATTTAATTTGTGAGTTATCTGAATTTTTGGGATTGAATCATAGTAGGGAAGAAGTAAATCGCATAGTTTCTGACCTTGGTGATAAAGAGAAGTATTTGAAATCAGTTTTTAAAAAATACAATACTCCTAATAAAGATAAGCACATTCAAAATACTCATACACTATCTAAAAAATATTCTGAAGACAGGGAAGTTTTCAAGAAAAATAATATTGAAATATATAATCATATCTCAGTCAAAAACTTAAAAGACTATTACACATCTAGGGTATGAAAAAATTCAAAATCAATCTATACTGTAATGATTCCCTAAAACCGTCTACATCCGATAAGAATACTTCTAAGTTTACTGAGTGGGTGTATGATGATTCTGGTGCAGTGAGTTTGTATGTCAATCAGAAATCTTTAGATATATTGCAAGATGTCTCTAGTACGCCTAAGTATATTTGGTTACTAGAATCAAAACAAATTATTCAGGGTATCTATGATTGGATTCTTACAAACTACGACTTTGTTGCTTCCCGAGTGGATGGTATTTTTAGTTGTGATAAGGAACTCTGTGAGAAGTACCCAAAGTTTCTCTACGCATTAAGTAATGCTGCTCCATGGATTGAAGAACGCCAGATCTATGAGAAGACTAAATTAGTCTCCATGATCTCTTCAAACAAAGCAATGGTTCCTGGTCATCGGAAAAGATTAGAATTTGTAAACAAATTCAGAGATCAAGTTGATCTTTATGGTAGAGGATTTAATGACCTTCCTCGTAAAGAAGAAGGTATTAGAGACTACATGTTTTCTGTGGCAGTAGAGAACGCCGTCTATGATACATACTTTACGGAGAAACTTACAGACTGTTTCTCCACAGGAACGATTCCTATTTTCTACGGTTGTAGAGGAGTCACAGAATATTTCAACGAAGATGGAATTATATTCCTAGATGATGACTTTGACATTTCCACACTGACTGAAGATCTTTACCATTCCAAATTGGATGCGGTTAAAGATAACTTTGAACGTGCCAACAATCTGCCAGTGGCAGAAGATTATCTATATGAAACTTATTGGAAATGAGTAGTCGATTTAGTTACTTTGAAGAGAATGACATCACACTTACTGGTGTCATTCATGTCGGTGCCCACAGGGGTGAAGAGGTTAATGAATATGAAGACCTTGGTGCTAAACAAGTCATTTGGGTTGAAGCAAACCCTGATGTATTTGAAGAGATGCATGTTGCATTGACTAATGCTGAATCTACTATTGAATCTCATGCATTTCAATATGCTGCAAGCACAGAGGATCATTCTACTGTAGAGTTCAACAGATATTATGGACCTGATGCGGGTTACCTTAGGGGTAACAAAGGATGTTCATCTCTTCTGAAAGCAGAGGGTAGATTTGAGGAGTGGTATAAGGATACAATTGAAGTAGAAACTATTACTATTGACACTCTCCTAAAAGAGAATGACTTTAAATTAGAAGACTTTCAACTTTTAAACATGGATGTTCAGGGTGCTGAACTAATGGTTTTGAAGGGTTCTGAAAAGGTCTTAGATAATGTGAAGTGGGTGACCACTGAAGCAACTTGGGAAGATCCAGACTACATTGACAATGTAATGTATGATGAGTTAAAATCCTTTTTAGAGTCTAAAGGATTTGTTGAAACCCAAATTGTTCCCCATGCAGAGAACTGGGGTGATGTTCTTTTTGTAAAGGAGACCCGTGAATAGAGTTAAAGATTTTCAAGAGTTGGAAACAAGAATCGTGACATGGATTAAAGATTATGTCACTAAAAACAAACTGAATAGTCTTGTAGTCGGTGTATCTGGAGGTATTGATTCTGCAGTGGTCTCGACTCTTTGCGCTAGAACTGGGTTACCCACTTATGTTCTTACAATGCCACTGAGATCAAGTTCTATAAATGACGATCTCTCAGATTCATATTGCAATTCTCTTGAGGAGAACTATGAAAATGTTACCAAGATTAGAGTAGATCTTGGTAACACCTATAAGACATTCATGGATAGTCTTGATTGGTGGTGTGGTGTCGGCGAATACACTAATGATGGTCTATCCAATGCTAATACAAAGTCTCGTATGCGTATGGTGACTTTGTATCAGGTTGCTGGAACTACTGGTGGAATTGTTGTGGGAACGGGAAATAAGGTTGAAGATTATGGAGTTGGGTTCTATACTAAGTACGGTGACGGTGGTGTAGATATTGCACCTATCGCGGATCTCTATAAGACTGAGGTGTGGGAACTTGGTAAACACCTTGGTGTTGATCAACGCATTATTGATGCTCCTCCTACCGATGGTCTTTGGGATGATAGTCGAACTGATGAAGATCAGATTGGTGCATCCTATGAAGATCTGGAATATGCTATGGAATATGGTCATGGTCCTGCAGTCCGAATCCTTCATGATTATCATGCAAAAAACAAACACAAAATGAATCCTATCCCGACTTTTGAACTATGAAAATTGGACTTATTGGGGCAGGCAGATTAGGTATCTGCCTAGCATTATTGATTGAACAAGCTGGATATGAAGTTCTGGTTTCAGATATTCGTACTAGTTACGTTGATGATTTGAACAAAAAAGAAATCATCACAGAGGAACCTGATGTAGAATGGTTACTCAAACAAACAAAGAGATTTGAGGCCACCTGGGACAACCAACGTGTCATCGATGAATGTGACTTTATTATCTGTCTTGTTGCAACTCCTTCTCTTTCTAATGGTTCTTATGATATAAGTTCCGTATGGAATGTTGTTGAAGACTTTAAGAAGTCTGAAGTAAAACTCAATGGAAAAACCCTGGTGATTGGATGTACAACAAATCCAGGAGATTGTGAGAAGTTTAGTGCAGAACTTGATTATTATGGTGTAGGTGTAGTTTATAACCCAGAATTTATTGCTCAGGGTAGTATTGTAAAAGATTTACGGAACGCAGATATGGTTCTGATCGGTGGTGCTGATGATGATACCTTTGCATTCATGGAAGCACTTTACCGTAAGATTCAAGTACAGCCTCCTAAGTATGGACGTATGTCAACATCAGCTGCAGAGATTGTAAAACTTGCAGTTAATTGTTATCTCACAACAAAGATTTCATATGCAAATATGGTTGGTGAAGTCATGTGTATGGCTGGTATGGAGAATGAAATAAACACAGTTTTAAATGCTATCGGAGATGACTCTAGAATCGGAAATAAATATCTCAAGTTCGGGTATGGATTTGGTGGTCCATGTCTCCCAAGAGACAATAGAGCCTTTGCATCATTTGCACAAAAGTTAGGTCTGAAGTATAATCTTGGAGAGACTACTGATAACTTCAATAAAGAACATGCGAAGTTTCTTTGTAATTACTATATCAGTAAGAACAAAGACAGTAGTCCCTTCTACTTCCGATATGTTTCCTATAAGGAAGGAACTGATATCCTAACAGAAAGTCAACAGTATCGTCTCTGCGAAGATCTTCTGTATCAGGGATACACTTGTTATGTTGATGATAATGAAAGTATTATTAATCAATTAAAACAAAATCCTACACTTAATATTGCTAGACTTAAGTATGGAAGACCAGAAGCAAGAAACTGGACGGTAGTAACTTCCACCCGCACCACTTTTTTTATTTAATTAACAGTGAATATAATACTCAATAAAACTAAACCAATAAAGACAAATCCAACAGAGAAATTAAACAATCTTTTAAGTCTATTTAGTCTATGTAAACGAACCAAATTGCATTCATAAGTTAGTTCATCTTCAAGTATATTCATCAATTCAGACCAATCCATTAGAATTTCTTCGTTTGGTATATGACTGTATGAGGCTGTTAGTTTTCTTTTATTGGGTTCTTTCATAATAAACTAATTAAAGGGAAAAAAATAAACCTTTGCCACGACGCGCCAGTCGGCATTTATAAATCCCATCCGACAAGGGCATAAGGGTCATAATGACTCCACCAGGTCTAGTTTTCAGACGATACCGAGTCTCTAACATAACAAGGAACACCATCTGGATCTAACCATTTAGTGTATTCATAATCCTCCATAGCAGTCATCAGTTGCAATTCATTATCACAGAGATACATATCACGATAACGACCGGTATATGAATCTGATTTTTGAATGCGACAATCTGGTTTACCATTAATTTCCAAAGTGCCAACTTGGATATAACGATAAGGAGACCGTTCAAGAAGAACGGTTGGTTTTTGTACAACATTCATCAGGCAACCTCAACAGAAATTTTTAGATCAGAATACAAACAGTCCATCATGATTTCATAATCATCAAGTGGATCACCAGAAAAAATTACTCCATTAGATTCATAATATTTACGAACCTTCTTAAATAATTTTGGACTTTTTACATCTAAGAAAATTTCACCTTTTGCAGCATTACGAAGGGTATCTAAATCCTTGGTCTTGAATTTTTCAGTCAGTGCCATTGTCCGTTTTGATTACCTGTGTATTATAAGGTGTTGTGATTATGTAGTCAAGTAAAAGTAGGTTCCTATCGCCGCTGCTCCTGAACCTACTGAAGGGGAACACCGCAGTTGATTTCTCAACTCATATATTATACTACCTCTAGTGCCCTCTGTCAAATGGTGCCCAGTGCTGCCAGTTATATTTGTGGACTGCCCACATTCCCATGACAGGAACAATGATTAATATGAAACTTAAACTGCCAACACCCCACGGATTATTGAGTGTTGCAGAGGCAAAGTGTGCTGCCTTGAGTGCTATGTTACCCATAAGTAATCTCCCTTGTTTTCCAAAGATTTAGAAAATAACGATCAACTTGATACAAGTCTTTAGCAGGTGGTGTTTCATCAATATTTTCAGACCACTCTTCACATAATATTCTCATCTCATATGAAATTTTATTTGGTGTGAACATTCTACCAAATGAGGACATGGCAAACGCATGTCTCATCTTAATGCGCTGTTCCATTTCCGTCATATTTGTCACTTTCATAGTAGATATTTTCACCTTTTCTGTGCCCGAAATAGATGGTGGCACATAGAAAGGGTATCGTTCCCCAGAGTAAGACATCTGCTAAAGTCATATAATATTTCCTGGTGATAAAGATTGAAAAATTTTGGAGCAAGCATCAATAGCATAAGGTGCTCCATACACACCAGAGAAAATATAAGATATACCCAACTTAGAGCAATACTTCTCTAGTTCCTGACATTTTGTTATGTCAGTATTACTATGATCAATAATGATATCACCCTCCTCAAGTAATGGTAGCAACTCATCAAGTGTGTCTTCTACCTTTACTTCTGGAAGTGTAATTTGAAAGATACCAGGAACTTTTCCGGCACTAGTATGTCTAAGACCATCGGATTTAACTGCCTGAACAAGATACTCTAGTGAGGTCACACATCCACTAATGTATCCTGCTTCATATTGTCCACAGGCACTTTCGTAATTAGTACTACTATAACCCCAAACTTCAATTCCCTTTTCAATCATACGACGAGACATACCTTCACCAGTACGACCTAAACCAATCATTCCTACTTTCATAAAATTCTCCTATAACTTAATTTGTAACCATGGTAGTAATGGTGGAATAACACCAATCAATCTGAGAAGGCCCTCAGCAAATAAACATAAGACAACCCACCCCACACACATGCTGATAATACCTGCATTTCTATTGTGTCTCCGAATAGCATCGTCGATCATCTCCTGACACTCTTTTTGAGTGACATAATGTTCTGTTTTTATTTCATCCATCCGATGCGGCATTGTCTTGTTTTATCATATTATCAATAGGATCTGGTGCTCCACCAACTATAGCACATGCTCTCTGATAGAAAAAATTGTTGGTATTTCCAGATGACTCAAAAGTCTCTTTGACTTTCACCCAGTTATTATAGGTGTGCTCGTCCATGGTTTTTAGATTGAAATACATATTAGCTATAATAGTTACTAATTTGTATTCGTCAACTTATTTTGATTTCCTAATATTACCTAGTCTCAAAATTCATTTTACGAACTTTACGTTGCTTTCTTTGTTCGTGCCATAAAATATCTTCCGATGAAAGAACTTCTTTTTTATTTTTAGGATAATGAGAGTTTAACATAACGACATTTGATAAGTCAACTGCTGAAATCTTATCACCACGAATGGTTGCCATATTCGGACAACCACAACAAACTGTCTTACTTGGATGTCCTTCCAATTCCTTTCCGCAGGAACGACACCTAATCTTTATATTTTCCATTGTATAATTCTTTATACGTCTTCAGTTTTCAGTTATTTATAATTTTTCTTCTAACATATACTCTACCGTATTGGCAACATCATTCATTGCATCTCGCAATTTCTCACGTTGTCCGGCATGTTGTTCTACTTTCGTAACACCATTTCTAAATTCTTCACAGAGAGTCCATCTCCATTGACTCATACTCTTAGAGTACCAAAGATTAATTTTCATTTGTAGAAAAGTCGTCTACGCGACTATTTAGTTCTCCCATCTTACGAATCAATTGCATATGTTCAGTTTCTATTTCATCAATACGACTCTGTAGTATCTCAATCATATCGTATATATTATCACAGTCTGCAATTTTTTGTTCCGACTTTTTGATTTTCTTTTTCATAAAAAAGGGGGACTACTGTCCCCCACTATACTTATATTATTCGATACTGTCAACAGCAGCAAGTGCTTTCTGACGAAGATCCTCTGGAAGAGGAACATAACCAAGACCATCAGACATTGCCTGTGCCTTCTCACTCAACATATAACGAAGAGTTTCCTTCACACCAGTCTTAGACTCAGGATATGCTAGGACCCATGTCAGAGAGACAATAGGATATGCATTGGCACCAGCAGGATTAGCATCAGCACCACGAAGTTGATCGTCCAAAACAATCTTACTCAAACCAGCAGCAGATGTTTCAGCATTTGCTGTGACATAGTTGCCTGCCTTGTTTTGTAGTGATACTTGTTGAAACTTACCACCACTCACATAACCATAATTTAGATAACCAATGGCACCAGGAACTTGCTTCACTTGTGCAGCAACACCAGAGTTACCTTTACCACCAACACCAGCAGGCCACTTTACTGCCTTACCTGTGCCGACATTCTCTTTCCATTCAGGAGAGAATGCTGATAGTGAGTTAGTGAAACCTTTTGTGGTTCCACTACCATCAGAACGGAAGACAGGAACGATAGTTTTACTCTCACATCCAAAGGTAGACCAGTTAGTAATCTTACCAAGATATACATCAGCAAGTTGTGTCTGTGTCATCTTAACTTCACAACCAGGATAGTTGTAAGCAGGGACAATAGCACCACCAGTCATAGGAATATGAACCATTGGAATCTTCTGCTTCTCATCACTTACAGCACCATCACTAGCACCAAAGTCAACTGTGCCAGCCATATACTGACGGACACCAGAACCACTACCAACTGCTTGATAGTTTACTTGGTTGCCAGTTTCACCTGCCATGGTTTGAAACCATGCTTGATACAATGGAGCAGGGAAGGTAGCACCTGCTCCATCAAGTCTGAATGTAGTGCTTTCTCCCGAACCACATGCCACCATTAGAGGAGTGGCAGCAGCGATTGTTGCGAGTGCTTTGAGTTTCATTTTAATAAAAAAACTTTATTATATAGAGATAATTAATACAATTTTAACCATTAAAAAGGAGACCCTCGTCAGGGTCTCCGAACATCTAGATGTTTATTTTATATGGAAGATCAGAAGGAGTACTTCAGACCTGCTTTGGTTCCATAACCACGGTCGATGTTGTCGTCACCTGAACCGACGAAGGAGACTTCACCATAAGCACCGAGGTTGTCGGTCAGTGCAAGACCAAGACCTGCTTTACCAGAAGGAACGGTGTCACTTTCAGCACCATCAGGGGAGACTACAGTAGCTCCTCCTTGGACGTAGTAAGAAGCAGACTCACCGAGTTCTCCTTCGTAGCCTACGTGAAGGTCTGTGGCAGTTCCCGAATAATCAGATCCAGTCCAACCGGAGTTGGCCTCGACGTTGACGTAGGGTCCGGCTAGGGCGGCAGCAGGGGCAAGAGCAATTGCAGCGGCAGCTGCAGCGATAGTCGTTTTGAACATTTGTTTTCCTCGTTTTTTTACTTGTGGAATGATTACCCACAGATGTTAAGAACCTCGACTGGTTCTGTTGTAATTCGTTACAGTAAGTAACGGAGTATTTATACTCATTTTGGTTTTCGGGTATTCGGTTAACCCGAAAGCGGAATACCAGAATCGAACTGGTGACGAAAGGTTGGAAACCTTTAGTTTTGCCTCTAAACTAATTCCGCAGAGTGGGAGATTGCTCTCCCAACGCATCTTCCTTCACACAAGAGGTAGTATAAGACAAGATTGAGTTCTTGTCAACTCCCCCACTTGGACTCGAACCAAGAACATCCGGATTAACAGTCCAGCGCAACTACCAATTGTGCTACAGGGGATCAGGCAGGCAAGGAGGGACTCGAACCCCCGACCAACGCATTAGAAGTGCGTGGCTCTATCCATCTGAGCTACTTGCCCTTGCTGACCTTCATATTATAATCCCTTCTGGTCTGTGCGTCAACCCTCTTCTACGACTTCCGTTTCTGCTTCTTCGGTGACTTCTGGTTCAGGTAACTTGACTCCGGTTGCTTCCAAATACTCAATAGCACCTTGAGTCTTAAGCATCATATCTCTAGTTTTTGTAGTTTGTGCCTGAATTCCTTCTAACTGTTGAGTCAGTGTTACTCTTTGTTCGATTAATTGCGAAAGATGATTTTGCTGCTCGTTCATTTCAAATCAAATTTATTTCACATTATTTATAATTACAAATTCACACAAACTAAATAATTAAAAAGTAACTGTAATAAGAAATGAAAAAATCTCTTATGTTTTTGGGAATGTTATTTTTAATGATACCTTCAGCAGATGCTGGTGGTCTTGTATCAAGACATGCTTCGAGTGTGCAACTAACTGTTGATGCTGCTAGATCACAGGCAACAAGAATTGGTTCTTCATTTAGTATCTCTGGGTCGAACATTGATACTACGGATGGAACAACGGCAGGAACAGTTTCGGCAGGAACAATTACCAGTGGAGTTTATGCTCCCGGCACTATTGCTGCTACTCAAGATACTGCAGGTGCTGCGTTCTCATTTAGTCAGTCGTATACCGAAGCTGATGCGGTTCCAAATGCTGCTCCTACTGTAGGAGATGTTCCTAACTTCTCTAATGTAACTGCATATACTGCAGGAACTGCAGGAACTCTAGCAGGTACTGTTACTTCAGCTGGTGTTCTTACCGTAACATCTGGCGGAGCTGGTAGTACAGCAACAGGACAATTTGTGAGTGAGATCACTGTTATCGATTGATGAGGAATTTAAATTATGGTTTTCCAAATCCAAAAGGGTGCCGTTGCTCAAATTGTCGCGGCACCTCTTTCTGCAATTGTTGCCAGCATTGTTTTATTTCCTGGACAAGGACTAGCAGTTCCAGTAGTCCCGAATTTCACTCAGGGAAGTATGAGCAGTCATACAGAAACCACACAAACTGTAACTGAAACAATTAATTCGATGGATTATAGTACTGGATATCAGTACTCTGCTACTGGTTCTGGCGTTACGGCAAGTGGAAATTTGTCTCCAGGAACAGGAGCAACTAATATAACTATAGATGGAGTGACATCATCATGGACAGGTGTAACGAACAAACCTCAATTTACACAGACGACACCGGGAGCAGCGTTCCAGTTCACAGAAACTTACTCTGGCCCGGGGCTTCAAAATCATACAATTATTCAAAGAGTGACGGAGGTCACAAGCGTCACAGATACCACAAGTATCTTCTCGCAATAACATTATTATTTGCATCTCCTTCTTATGCTGAAACCGTTGGTGGTGTGTCTGCTACTGCTTCTCCTGTTGCTAACAGTTCAGGCTCCGTTACAAACCAAGCTATTCAGGTCCTTCAGGGACCATACATTACAAACACATATGGAGGGGGG